CTGCTTTTATTGAAGTGAGCATATTGTGGATTGCCTCGTTGCTTTACTTTGCACAAGGCATCATTAAGAAATCTTTCAGCATCATCATTAGTTATCTTCCAATCAATATAAGATTTAAACAAAACATCTGATTCTTTGAATGCTTCAAGACCTGCTTGAATCTTAGCTGCTGATGATTGAACAGATACATTAGTAGTATGCTTTGCCCAAGTCTTAGCTACAGTATGTGGTGTAGTGCAGCCATTCATACACCAAAGACGTAAGCCTTCTGCCTGTTGTTGGAATGCCCAACTAGCATCGTATGAATTGTAGAACTGAATACGAAATGTAATGATGTCATCAAGCTGTGGTTCTATCTTAAGATCAGGAAAGTTTACCTCACCTCGTAGCTTACGACCACCATCAACAAGATGAAACTTTTCTTCGTAGCTAGTGCCAAGAGTGTTAGCTGTTTCATCAATAGAATCCATAATACTATTGACTACATCACTATGTGTAATGATCTTGTACTTGTCGCCAAGTCCACGGCTCATGTGTTCGCCAGTGTCAGTGCGTACAACCACACGATTGCCTTCGATCTTACGACCAGTGCGATCATAAGTTTCTTGTAGTTCTACTGGAAAATCCCAAGTAGGATTAGTAAAGTCCAACATGTCTAACTCCTATGTAAATGTTGATATAAAAAGATATAGTAAAACAAATATGATAATAGCTTTCGCTAACTCAATCATAATATCAAATGCTTTTTTCATTCGCTAATGTACTCCGTTATAGTTGCGTCAAAGTTTGAATGCTGACGGGAAGTGACGCCCCCCTCTCCGCATTTGCAATGCTTGAGGTGGGAGATCAGGTTGACGCTTGGTTGCTAAGAAAGGGGCAGCTGATTGCTACCCCTTGTCGGTGGCTATCTACGCCACCCTTGCTTTGAGAGCTGCTAGTCTTTCTTTTGACATAGACACTGGACGTGTCTTTTTAGGAGCAGGTTCCCAAGATTTACCTGTTACTTGTTCATAAACACTGAGGTCAGCCTCATGTCTGGTTTCAAGTAGTGCCAGTTCATCTTCGACATTATCTATAAGCTTTTGCAGTGCATCCATTTTGATGTGCTGTTCCTGCTCAGCTGCATCTTCATAGTCAGCCAATCTATCAGCTAACATTCTTTTCTTATAGTCGAGAGAGTTCTTTGAGGTATAGCATTCGTCCTTGGCGATGCTTTCGATAAAGCGCTCATTCGGTGCAACATCTTGTAGTCCGTTAAACCAATCTAGAACGGCAAGCTTTCTTTCTACGAGTGTAAGTGTTTTCTTAGTCATAATTGTATTCTCCAAGTTATATTTGCGAGGACCATCCTCGACACAGACCTTAACAAGACAGCAGAGAAAACCTGTCCACGACAGGTTGTTATTCGCAACTTCTTCCCACACCAGTTGACCTAGCCACAACTAGACACAGCAACCACAAGAACAACCTAGCCAGTGCAAGAGGGAAGTTGTTGCGAATGACTTTTCTCAGTTGTCAAGGTCTTTGACGAGGATGACCGCAGCTTATAGCTTGGGGGATACATGCAATGACTGAGAGAATACTGGAGTGAAGAAGGAAGAAAGCTTGTTGTTCTAGATTCCTTTATAGAGTCTTATAGTATGATTGTTGTTGCGTATGTGTCATTTGTGCGTTGACAAGGGTTTATACTGTTGTGCTATGAAAGGGGGAGAGAGGGAGAGGGGGTTCATTGCAGGAGATAAAATGACACAGATTGCAGTAAAGACTAAGCGTGATCTAACTGATCGACAACGTAGATTGGTTGAAGCGTATGTATCAAATGGTGGTAACTTGACAAAGGCTGCACATGAGGCAGGATACGCTGAAGGCAATAGCGGTAGAGTTTCAGCATACAAGGCTATGAAAACTGCACATGTGCGAATGTACCTGATGGAAGCAATGAGTGAGGCATTTGGACTAAGTGCAGCTAAAGCATTAGGCAGAGTAGTGCAGTTATCAGGTGGGGCTAAGTCAGAGTATGTGCAGCTTGAAGCATCGAAGGATCTGTTAGATCGTGCTGGGTTCAAGCCTATAGATCGCTCACAGGTACAGGTAGCAGGGGATATTAAAGTGTCCATCGACCTATCGTGAGGGGGGTAGGGTCAAAAACTGCGCTATGTAGAGTGACAGTAGTCTATCACTAGCATTTTTTTCTAGAAAGGTACGAGATGAGAAAGATACACAAGAGTTCTACAGGTGGGTTAACGCCACTGGGTAGGGAATATTTTAAACGCACTGAGGGTGCGAATCTCAAGCCTCCTGTTCCCAAGGGTAAGAATCCTAGGCGTGTATCTTTTGCTGCTAGGTTTTCTGGTATGAAAGGTCCGATGAAGGATGAGAAGGGTGAGCCTACTAGGAAAGCGTTGGCATTAAAGAAGTGGGGTTTTAGCAGTGTTGCTGCTGCCAAGTCATTTGTTAGAAGGAACAGGCAGACATGAGTAAAGTTAATCAGGCAGGGGTTTACACGAAGCCTAAAATGCGTGAGAGTTTATTTAAGTCTATTAAGGGTAGGGCTACTCATGGCACTGCGGCAGGACAATGGTCGGCTCGAAAGGCTCAGTTGCTTGCTAAGACTTATAAGGCTAGAGGTGGAGGTTACAAATCGTGAAAGCGCCACAGCGATCATTATTAAACTGGGGCAAACAGAAGTGGAGAACTAAGTCTGGTAAGAAGTCTAGCGAAACTGGTGAACGCTACTTACCTTCTAAGGCTATCACTGCTCTTAGTGATGCTGAGTATCGCGCTACAACCAGAGCCAAACGAAAGGGTAAGGCAAAGGGTAAACAGTTTGTGGCTCAACCGAAAGAAATTGCTAACAAGGTAAGGAGATATAGAAATGCCTAATGTTAATGGAAAGAAGTTCCCATACACTAAGAAGGGAATAGCTGCGGCTAAGAAAGCTTCAGATGAAAAGAAGAAGCCTGTAAAGAATAAGAAGAAGACTTTAATGACAGGAAATTATAATTAATGGCTTGGTATTTAACAGGTGGGGAATTGTATACAGGCGAAACTCATGTTCTAGCAGGTATAACTTATAGTGGTAAGACAAGAACTTCAGAGTCTCGCAGGTTAGTAGAAGGGCCAGAGCCTGAGAGAGCCAGAAGCTCCAACGGCAGACTCAAGGGTGATGATCCTTCTACACCAAATGTAAACGAGGCGTATGAAAAGCCCAAGAAGAAGGCTGCGCCTAAGAGGGTAGAGTTAGAGGACGAATGAGTTTTAGCCATTCTATTTCTATGCGTGATCGAGAGTTACTTCGTACTATTGTAAAGAAGGTACACTTCAAACATTACCCTAAAGATTTTCAGACTAACATGGAGGCTGATAAGCTTATTGATGTTATTGCCCCTGATATGATTGAGCGTATGATTAGGTTTGCTGTGGATCACAAAATTGACAGACTTTAAATATAAACCTGATGGTGAAGTCTTAAAAAAATTTATGAAGGACGATACGTTCTTTCGTGGCATTCGCGGTCCTGTAGGTTCTGGTAAGTCTGTTGGGTGTTGCGTAGAAGTATTTAGACGCGCTCTTTCTCAGAGTAAAAACGATAGTGGTGTACGCAGAAGTCGATGGGCTATCATAAGAAACACAAACCCACAGCTTAGAACAACTACTATTAAGACTTGGCTTGACTGGTTTCCAGAAAATGAATGGGGTAAATTTATTTGGTCTGTGCCTTATACCCATCACATAAAGAAAGGAGACATAGACCTAGAGGTTATCTTCCTTGCTCTTGATCGTCCAGAAGATGTTAAAAAACTACTGTCCCTCGAACTAACAGGCATCTGGATTAACGAGGCAAGGGAGATACCCAAGAGTATTATTGATGCTTGCACAATGAGGGTTGGGCGATTCCCTTCTATGCGTGAAGGTGGACCTAGTTGGACAGGCGTTATTGCAGATACCAACGCACCAGAAGAAGATCATTGGTGGCCGATTATGTCTGGTGAAGTTCCAGTGCCAGATCATATTCCTAGAGATCAGGCTAAGATGTTGGTTAAACCTGATAACTGGCAGTTCTTTACACAGCCATCTGGTATGAAAGAAATATACAATGAAGATGGTGAGGTAGATAATTATAAGTCTAATGATAAGGCTGAAAACAAAAAGAACATGCTTCAGAATTATTATACAAACTTAATACAAGGTAAGACTAAATCTTGGATTGATGTTTATGTGATGAATAGACTTGGAACTATAAAAGATGGAAAGCCAGTATACCCAATGTTTGCTAGTGAAACTCATGTTGCTAAAGAAGAAATACCAGTAGCCGCAGGGATTCCATTGTATATAGGAATAGACTTTGGCCTTACTCCTGCCGCTGTTATTGGTCAAAAGGTTAGGAACAGATGGTTAATACAATCAGAGGTTGTTGCTTTTGATATGGGCATTGTTAGATTTGCAGAGGTGCTAAGAAATGAAATTGCTACTAGGTTTTCTGAAGCTTCCGATGTCTATATATATGGTGATCCAGCAGGTGATTTTAGGGCGCAGACGGACGAATCTACCCCTTTCCACATACTTAGGGGTGCAGGTCTACGTGCTTTTCCCGCCCCGAGTAATTCGGTGGATCTCCGCTTGGAATCAGTGGCGCAGCAACTTAACAAAATGGTTGAAGGCAAACCTGCGTTTTTAATTGACAGACGTTGTTCTCAGCTTCTTAAGGGGTTTGAAGGTGGCTATGGTTATAAACGTATGGAAGTAAGTGGTGAACGATACGCAGATAAACCTGATAAGAATATGTACTCACACATACACGATGCACTACAGTATCTAATGCTAGGAGCAGGAGAGGGTCGTGCTTTAATGTCAAATCAGAAACCTGCACAGATTGTAACTGCTAGAAAAGACTTTGATGTATTTACCAGAAAGCCAAGAAGCTCTGCTAAAAAACCTAGCATATGGTCACTTGTGCGTTGAAATTATTTTAAATCTATGTTTTGCAAGGAAACATGATGAATCGAAAAGCAATCTATAGACGCGCTGCAAGAGATGATGTTCTCTGTATCTTTGAGATGGCAAGAGACTTCCATTCTGAAAGTGAACTAGGTGATATACCTTTTGATGATCGTGTGTTTGCTAGTTACTTAGAGGGTCAGATAGAAGATGATATGTCTTGTATATTCGTTGCTGAAGTAGATGGAGAGAACGTAGGATTTATATTTGGAAGTATATATCAGCTTTACTTTTCCACAACTTTCGCTGCTAATAGCGACATATGGTATGTTCGTCCTGAGTATCGTGGTGGTTTGATTGGCGTTCTTTTGCTTAGAAACTTTGAGAAATGGGCAATGAATAAAGGGGCTAGGTTCTTAGTTAATGGTAGTTCATCAGGTATATCCTTAGAAAGAACACATAAACTAATAGAAAGACTTGGGTATGAATCCGTAGGTTCTGAGTACAGGAGAGATCTAAATGGGTAGTTGTTTTGGAAAGAAAAAAAGTAGTCATAGCGGTATAAAAAAGACAAAAGGAGCTAAAGGCTCAAGCGGTTATGTCAGCCTTGATAGAATTGCGAGTGCAAAAAAGAACAGCGCACTCGATGATCTGAAGATGGATATTGGAGTTAAAGAAAAAAACACAGCTTATTATCGTGATTTAGGAAAGCGTAGTGCTGCTTCTCAAAAAGCTTTAGCAGATCAGCAAGCTCGTAGTAAGAAGCGTAAGAAAAAAAGAAGAACCGATACTGGCGGTGATGACACTACCACTACCACAACAACAACTTCTACAACCTCTACTGGTGGAGATGATACTATAATAACTGGTGGAGATGATGTTACTACATCATCAGGTGGAACTATTGGTGGTACATCTGTAACAGCAGAAAGTATTTACACACGCGATCCAGAAGAAGCTATATCAGATCAAGAAAAGTTAGCAGCAGAAGAACTAAGACGACAAAGAATAAAACGAGCTAGAACAAAACAGTCTTTGCTTAGAAAAAGATTAGAAAGAACTCAGGAAGTAGGTTCTGGGCGTAGAGTTTTATCTGGAACTGAAAGAAATCTTAATGTTCAGACAAGACAATCGGGAAGCGGTAAACGTGGTGGTGCAGGTAGAAGATCTTTAATTACTGGTTCTACTGGTGGAATCGGATACTATAGTAGGTTCTTATGATAGAAAATTCAAAAAAGTATTTAGATAGATATGAGAAAGCTAAAGCACATAGGCAGAACTTTGTTGATCTTTTTGAAGAATGTTATGAGTATGCTTTGCCGCAACGTGAGTCTTTTTATTACGAAACAGCAGGTCAACGTAGAGATGATAAGATCTTTGATGAGACAGCAGTGGTTGGCGTTCAAGAGTTTGCTTCGAGGCTTCAATCGGGATTAGTTCCAAACTTTGCACGTTGGGCAGACTTTACAGCAGGATCAGAAGTTCCAGAATCTGAGAGAGATTTTATTGAGAATGATCTTGATGAAGTAACAGAATATGTATTTGAGATACTACAAAACTCTAACTTTTCTCAAGAAGTACATGAAGCATTTATGGATCTAGCAGTAGGTACTGGTGTGCTTTGCGTAGATGAAGGCGATGCAATTAATCCTATTATGTTTTCTGCAATACCATTACCTCATGTTGTTTTGGATACTGGTCCTGATGATAAGATAGATCATGTATTCAGAGAGAGAAAAAACATTAGAAACTCTGATCTTCCTATACTGTATGAAGATGCAAAGTTTGACATGAAGATACAGAATAGAATTGAAAGAGATCCAGAGGGTAAGTGTAACACTCTTGAGATAGTATGCAAAGATTATACAAAACGTAATGAAGAAGCTTACTTATATTATGTAATAGATATGTCTACAAAAGAAGCGATAGTAGAAAGAAAGTTTTCTGGTGTTGGTTCTAATCCATATGTTTGCTTTAGATGGTCTAAATGTGCAGGAGAAGTGTATGGTCGAGGACCATTAATCAATGCTTTGTCTGCTATTAAGACCACAAACTTAACTATTCAACTTATCTTGGAGAATGCTCAGATGGCTATATCTGGCATTTATCAGATGGACGATGATGGTATTATTAACCCAGATACTATTAATTTAGTCCCAGGCACTATAATACCAAAGTCTCCGCAGTCTGGTGGACTACAACCTATACAAGCGGCAGGAAGATTTGATGTTGCAGATATAGTTTTAGGTGATATGCGCCTAAATATAAAACGTGCATTATACAATGATATGCTAGGAAATCCAGATAGAACTCCTGCATCTGCTACAGAAGTAGCTGAACGTATGGCAGATTTATCACGCAGGATAGGATCAGCATTTGGTAGACTGCAAGCTGAGTTGGTTCAGCCTGTTTTGCAAAGAGTAATATACATTCTTAAGAAACAAGGGCGTATAGAAATGCCAACAGTTAATGGTCGAGAGGTTAAGATACGCTCAGTTTCTCCATTGGCTCAAGCACAATCTAATCAAGATATAACTTCAGTATCTAGGTTTCTTGAACTGGTTAATGCTTACTTTGGTCCTGAGACTACAAACATATTAATCAACTCTGAAGAAACAGCTATTCACCTTGCGAAAAAATTTGGTGTACCTGACACCTTGATTCGTGACGCAGAAGAGCGTAGACAGATAGTTGCGATGATGCAGCAAATGCAAATGCAACAACAGGAACAACAAGCAGGGCCACCTATTGCCGCAGAATAATCACATTGGCTTAGACGGAATAGCAAGAAATAAATCAGAAGAAGACAAGGTTAGTCTTAACTTTGGTTCTTTATTTTCTCAACCTACTGGTAAAGAAATTATTAAATACTTGCGTAGTGTAACTATAGAAATGGTTAGTGGACCTAATATCTCTACAGATGAGCTAAGACATTTAGAGGGTCAAAGGTATCTTGTTGGTTTAATAGAACGTCATATTCAGAGATCACATAAGGTAAAAAGCAATGAGTGAAGAAGTTCAAGAAACAGAAGTAGCAACAGGGTCACAACCTCAAGAAGAAAAAGATTTTTTAGTTGCTGAAGATTTGGAAACCAAAACGGAAGAACGTCCTGAGTGGTTGCCAGAAAAATATAAAACAGGCGAAGACTTAGCAAAAGCTTATAAAGAACTAGAGTCCAAGCTTGGAACTAAAGATGTTGATATTAGAAATGAGCTTTTAAAAGAAATAGAAGAAGAAAGCTTTAAGGGTAGACCAAGTTCTGCTGACGAGTATCAGTTACCAGACTTTGTAGACACAGATAATATTGATACGAATGATGATACATTAAGGTGGTGGGCTGACCACGCATTTTCTAATGGTCTTGACCAAGAAGAATTTGCTGAAGGATTACAAAAAGTAATGGAAGCCCAAGATGCTTACCTTCCAGATCCAGAAGAAGAAGTAAAAAAACTTGGTGATAATGCTAATGTAAGACTAGAAGCTGTTGATTTATTTGCTAGGCAATTCTTTCCAGAAGAGCATATAGAGTCTATAGAAGATTTGGCTGCTACTGCTGATGGAGTTAAGACATTAGAATTTATTATGGCTAAACTTCAATCTCCTGCAATTGGATCTGATGGTACGCCAGTAGGTAGAATTACAGAACAATCTCTCAAAGATCTTATGGCTGATGAAAGATATTGGCATCCTGCACGTAGAAATCCAGACTTTATAAAGCAGGTTGATGAGGGTTTTGAGAAACTTCATGGTTAATAAATTTAATTTGTGCGTTGCATTTTGAATAAAACTATTGTTTGAATGGGTTATTACGACCCATATCGCATTGATTGGCCCTTATTGGATACCCGAATTGATATGTAAGAGTGGATACTCGTAGCAATCGGAAACTCAATTTAGGACTGTAAAATGGCTAATACAATAACTAACGCCTTTATAAAGCAGTTTGAAACTGAAGTTCACATGGCGTATCAGCGTATGGGTTCTAAGCTACGGAATACTATTCGTTCTACAAATGTGTCAGGTTCAACTGCACGATTCCAGAAAATAGGCACTGGATCAGCGTCAACAAAATCTCGTAATGGTAATGTAACTCCAATGGAACTTGCACATACCAATGTTGAAGTATCAATGAGCGACTTCTATGCTGCTGAATACATTGACAAACTTGATGAGTTGAAAACAAACATCAATGAACGTCAGGCTGTAACACAATCTTCTGCTGCTGCATTAGGTCGTAAGACTGATGAAATCATTGTTGCTGCAATGGATGCAGGAGCTAACTCTACTCAAATACATGACACTGGTTCTGCTTTAGGTAAGGCAGATCTATTAACAGTATTTGAAACTTTTGGTGCTGCTGATATTCCCGAAGATGGACAGCGTTACTTAGTAATGTCTCCAAAAGGATTTGCAGATCTTTATAACATAAATGAATTTGCTTCATCTGATTTTGTTGGTGATCAAAACCTACCATTTGCAGGTGGCATTACAATGAAAGAGTTCTTAGGCTTTAAGATCTTTTCTACGAATGCTGTCTCAGGTGGTAAGAACTTTGCTTATCATACAACTGCAATTGGCATTGGTGTTAATTCAGATGTTTCAACTGAAATCAATTATGTTGCTGAAAAGGTCGCGCACCTTTCAACATCAATGATGTCAATGGGCGCAGTAGCTATCGATGATAACGGTATCTACGAAGTCCTAGACAATAACTAAGGAGGAGATCTAAAATGGCTTATAGTGCAAGTGGTCTTGCTCGTATCGGTGGCGATTCAAATGGTAGTTTGTGGATGTACACATCTGCGGATGCGATTGCTACTGTGAACACATCAGGTTACTTTAACAACGCAGCTAATATGCTTGCTGTTCGTGACTTGGTTATTGTTTGCGATACAAACGTTCCAACAACTAACTTCTGTACTGTTCTTTCTAATACAGGAACAGTTGTAGATGTATCTGATGGTACTGCTGTTGCGGAAACCGATGGTGACTAATGAGTGGGGGCATTAGCCCCCCTCTTTTTATAGGGGTTTAGAATGGCATTAAGTACACCTGCTAATAGCGCAATTGATATTTGCAGTCGGGCGCTTATCCTTGTCGGTGCAGAGCCTATTACTTCTTTTGAGGATGATACAACAGAAGCCCTAATCGCAGGGAATATGTATGAAGATATTGCAAGAACTAATCTCACTTCTACACGTTGGCGGTTTGCTTCAAATCAGGCTGTTTTAAATAGATTAACAGATGTTCCTACTGGTAGATTTGATGCTGCATATCAGCTTCCAGATTATCTTTTTGTTCATGCTGTAACAGTAAGAGATCATCTAATAGAATATAATATATATGGTAATAAAGTTTTTTGTGATGCGAGTCCAAATGACGAGTTGATTATAGACTTTACATATAGAGCTAGTGAAGTTGATTGGCCTTCTTACTTTTCTGTTTGTGTTGAATATGCAATGGCAACTGTATTTGCTACTGCTTTAATAAGAGACACTGCGTTATCATCTTTAATGTCTGGTCAGTATGACTTTCTAATAGCAAAAGCTAGATCAACTGATTCTCAACAACAGACAACTAGAAAAGTTACAACATCGAGGTTTATCACGAATAGGCGCAGCTAATGCAAAAAGCAAGAATACCAATTACAAATTTTCAATATGGTGAAATAAGTCCGTCTTTGGTTTCAAGAACGGACTCTGCTATTTATAACTCTTCAGCGCAAAGCGTTAAGAATTTTTTTATAAGAACAGAGGGTGGCGTAGCTAAACGTGGTGGGTTTCAAGCTCTGCATGACTTTACTGGTATTACAGAAAACACTGCTATACGTCAGCAAGTAAGGCTTATACCTTTTGTATTCTCAGATGATGAACAGTATGTAATAGCATTCTCTCATCAGAAGTGTGAAATCTTTTTTATAGATCCGGTGACAGGTGCATTAAGTTTAGCAACAACATTAACTCAAGATGTAGATAGTGCAGCGCTTCAATGGGATCAGGCTT